AATGTTCTAACACCATCAACTGTGATTCTACCATAGAAACGGTTGTTAACCATTTTCTTAGCGTATCTTGTCATGATACCCTTGATAGGTGTAAAGTTGAATGGGTTGTACATAGTTGGAGTTAATTGAAGTGGTACATACGGTGCGTAAATGTAACCAGTATCAAGTAACGATGTACCTTTATGACCAATCAATACTTGGTTTGATGGGAAGTATGGGTCACGATATACTTGGTAACGACCAGCAAGTGTACCCACTCTCTCAATACCCATGTTGTATTGGTCTTGTTCAGGTGACGCATTTGAAACGTGGAAATATTCCAAGTCATCAAAGATAGCTGAAACTTCGGAAGAAACAACAATCCAGTTTGCTCCACCACGAAGTGTTGACTTGTGAATTTGAGCAGATAATTGGTTGATTGCTGTAATCAAAGTTTGGTTCCAGTCTTTTTGAGTGTAAGAAGTTGTATTAGCAACTCTTCTCCATCCGTTGTAATCCCAACGTAAATTCCAAGCCGCTCCTTTACGAAGGTCACGAAGAATTTCACGGTCAATTTCAGCCGCAACTTGTTCTGACAATAAAGCTGTCAATTCGGCTTCAGCGTCGATGTTGTGGAATGCCGCAACGTCTTGAGCAAGTTCTGGTGACCACTGAGCTCTCAACTTTCTTTCAGTCACAGAAACTGTTACTGACTCAAGGTCGAAAGAAACTTCACCGATTTTATCTTCGAATTCGAGTTCTTCATAACGTCTCCAAGCTACGTTAAATGCTGAACCTGAGAAAATGTTAGTGATAGTTGCACCTGTGTAACCATCGATAGTGTCACTACCACATGTTGGACATGTAGGACATGACAAATCAACTTCTAAATAGATATAACCTGTCTGGTCACAAACTTTATCATAAGTACCACCACCACCATCGGTAGGCCAAGTAGTTGTTGTTGGAGTGTAGGTAGGACTAACAATACCCTTACCATACTGTTGAGTTACAACTCTATACAAAAGTGGTCCTGTAGAAATCGCACATGGTGTTGTTGACGCGCTAATACCTGTACCAGTATAAACAATCAAACTAGCCAAGAAAGTTTCAGTATCAATCTCATTACCATCAGGTGCTATTAATTTACCTACACCAGTGTTAGTGAAACCACCAACTCTGATAATAACTTTTCTTATGTTGTTACCGATGTAAACTGACTGAGCGGGTTCTAGTGTACCATTAGACCAAGCAACAACTGTAGCTGATGTGGTTACTGCCGACCAACGACCTTTTGAATAGTCAAAAAGACCTGCTGGGTTCAATCCAGGTTCAGTGCCTTCATAGAATAAATCATAAAGGTTTTTAGCATAAGTACCGTTGTATGAACCATTTGACAAAGTGTAACCAGAATTTGGGTCACCAGGGTAATTACCAGGTGAACCTACAGGTGCGTAGTGCTGACCTGAACTTGAGTCAAATGGTCCGGTTGAGGAACCACCAACACCATTGTTATAACCTTGAATCTTCGGTACGAAGTAGAACAATTTACCAATTGGTAAGTTCATAGCTTGTACAGATACAATGTCGTTAGCAAGTAACTTAGAGAATACACGTCTAACGATTGGGAATACAACAGTTTCAAATGAACCTGAAGAACCGTCAGAAGTTGCTTCGTTAATCAAATGTGACGCTTGGTTTTCATATAACTGCGCAACATTTTCTTTTAGGTGGCCCTTAAGACCTTCGAGGAACCCTAATTTGTCCCATTTGTTGATAGTATCTTCTTTGATAACTTTAAGGTGCTTAAGACCGATGTTACCAACAAGACCTGATTCTAATAATGCTCCCATTTTGTTTGGTTTTTTATTAATTTAAAGTTTATTTTAATTTATTCATCAAATCTTTCATTCTCAGGAATTGAGGGTTTTCATATGTTTTTGACTCAATTAAGTTGATTGCTGAACCTGTTGATGGTGCCTTTTCGATTACTTGACCGATTGACTCATTCATTGGTTGAGCAGAACTTCCTGACAACTCATCTTTGATTGATTTGTACAAATTCTTCGATTCTTTCAATGTTTCAACAGAATCAAATCTTCTCAAGATGTTAATTTTCTCTTGTTTAGATGTTGAGTGTTCAGTAAATAAACGAGTTGCGTATGCCAAATTTGAATTAAACACGGCAACTTCATTTAATTTGTTTCTGAATACGTTCAACGCTTTTCTGTATTCTTCATTCTTTTCACGAAGAAGTTGTAACTCACTGCTATCCACACTTTCAAACTTCAAGTTTCTGTTAGGTGTGATTCCTTTTCTTAAACCACGTCCTTCTTTAGAACCATTTCCGTATGTACGTGCAGCTTCTTTTGTTTCCGCCTTCTTAACGCCTTTTGGTTTAATTTTAAATTCGCCGTCAAGATTTTCACCATTCTTGTCATAGGAGAAGCCTTTTTTAGCACTTCCTGTTCCCATAGTTTTGTTGGCGGTTTTCTTAACAACTTTAAACCCTTCGCCTTGATTCGGATTTTTACGATACTTGAATTTTGAAGCCTTACCCATGCCCATGCCTTTAGCCCTGGTGGATTTTTTACCTTCTTCCAAGTAACCTTCATTTTCTTGGTCATATGATTCATCCATGTCCTCTTCGATTTCTTCATCCATTTCGATTTCATAGACAATACCTTCAGATTCCTCATCAGTATCATCCTCATCATCGTCAGATTCTTCATTCATGTCGATTTCATAGACGTAACCTTCTTCTTGTTCTTCATTACCTTCATCGAATATGTCATTAACGATGTCTTCAACACTTTTTTCAGATAGATATTCTTCTTCTTCCATAGGAATAACGTCGTCATCTTCCATCATTGTGTCATCCATCATTGTGTCATCCATCATAGCATCACCCATTTCTGAGTCGTCCGCCATGTCATACATGTCTTTTTCCATAGATGTGTAATCAGATTCTTCTCCTTCACCAACAATCATGTATTCTTTGTCAGTTTCAGTATCTTTCACACTAATGTTACCGCTGTCATCTTTAGTAACAACGATATGGTCATCAGGACCCATTAATTGGAAAACACGTAAAACCTCCTCATCTGATTTGTCAGTTAAGTCGATAGGTTCGTCATCTTCGATGTTATCAGTGTCCATTTCCATACCCATATCCATTTCGTCTGAGTCCATTTCGTCCTCATCTTCCATTTCGGGTTCTTCCATGTCCACTTCCATGTCAACCTCTTCTTCGCCTTGTTCGTTAAGAGATTCTTTTACTAGTTCTTTGATTTCTTCCTTCATAGTAGAAGCAAGTATTCCTTTTGCATTTTCCGCAACCGCTTCTTCCAAATTTTTCATTTGGA